CTTCAGAAACTGTCCTGCTGAACCATCTGCTGTAGGGAGTGTCAGTGCTGTAACAAAGCTAGTAAGGTTAGCATCGTAAGCTTGTATACCTGCTTCTACTAGAGTGTTGTTTACCCACTCAGAGCCGCTGTATTTAAGTACCTCTCCTGCACCTACAGAAGTAATAGTTACATCTGTTAAAGCACCTACTGTGGAAGCTAAAGCTGATTCCTTAGCAAGAGGAAACCCACCTTGTGTAGAACCATCATGTACAACAATAGTATTCTTTGTTGTATCAACAGTTATCTCACCCCCAGCGCCTGTAAAAGTAGAATGATCTGATGTTGTGCCTCTACGGCGTTGTATTTGTGTAGACATTTATAATGCTCCGTAGTCTGACGTTGAAGTTGGTGAAGTGTTGATAAACCCATAATCAGCTACAGTAGCACTAACTACACTAGCTAGAGCTAATAGATTAGTATAAGTCTCTTCTGCTTTCTCTGCGTAATGCAAAGCAGAAAAGCCAGTAGTAGAACTATCAGAAAGTGTGAACTGTGAGTCTTCTGGGTTAATAGCAAGCTTCTGTGCATCTGCTGCACTATCTGCTGCTGCGGTTGCTGAACCTAGAATGCCATCTACATATGTTTTATTAGTGAGGTCAGAACCTGTAGTTGGTGCACCTGCACCTGTAATCTTGCTGCCACCCATAGCAATAGCACCAGTCATGGTTCCACCAGCTAAAGGTAACTTAGTTGCGATACTGCTTGTTAGAGTAGTGTAGACATTATTATCATCATTGATAGCTGCAGCAATCTCATCTAGCGTATCTAGTGTAGCAGGAGCACCCGCAATCAAGTTAGCTATGGATGTATCTACATAATTCTTTGTTGCAGCCTGTTGTGCACTAGAAGGATCAGTAACGTTATTAAGGGTTGTGTTAGTAAAGTCTGCAGTACCATTAACTGTTATGTTACCACCGATACTAACGTTACCTGTAGTAGTGACACTATCTATGTAGCTATCTTTCCAGTAAGCTGATGAACTGCCTAAGTCAAACGAACTATCTGCTGTAGGAATAAGTGCTGTACTAATCTTAGCGTTGATAGCTACAGTCTTAGTGTTAGCATCACCAATGATAGTGTTGCCATCTATAGTGGCGTTATTGTCAAACTTAGCAGCACCTGTTACATCAAGAGTACCAGCTAAGTCAGCATTAGCACCAGTGAATGTTACAGCAGTAGTTGTCCCACTCTTAAGTGTAAGGTTACCTGAGTTACTTGTCAAGGTAGCGTAAGTAGTGCCAGCATCTTTAAGTGCTACATCGCCGCCATCAGCATCTAAGTTAATGTTACCAGCTACGTCAAACAGTAAGTTACCAGCAGATACAGTGTAAGTATTGTCTGTAATGGTGGTGTAGTCGTTATCACCGACACTTAGTGTATCAGCATATACTGTACCATCAAAGTGAGCGTTTTTGTATTCTAGTAAGGATGTACCAAGGTCAATATCGTTATCTACTACTGGTACAACAAGACCATCCTGGAAGCGAAGCTGCTCAGTAGAAGCGTTAGATACTTCCACAAATACACCAAAGCGATTGTCTGCTTGGCTTACTATAAACTTATTCTTAGCATCTAGATCAGCAATCAGAGGTACATAGGAGCCTTCATCTGATGTACCATCATGTTTGTGTCCTGTTGTCCCTGTATCACTTTGTGCAAAGGCATCACGTAGCTTGTTGTACTCTGCATTAATAGGGGCAGCACGTACTACCGCTGTAGGTACAATGTCTGCAACAGATTGGCGTGTATAGCCTGACATGTTTTATTCCTCTCTTAGCGCCTGTCACCAAGGCCGTATGTTAGTGTAATAGCTTGAATAGTATGGCTGGGCTTTGTATTGCTTGCAACATAACGTATTGAAACAGACTTACCCGAACCAGCAATAGTAGTTCGCTCTACAGGGGAAGGGTTACCATCGTATATGTCTGTAGAGTCAAACGTAGCCTTGTCATAATAAGCTGCCGCACCTGCAGTAGACAAAAAGTAGTCGGTACTTAACTCTACTGAAGGATCACCGTAGTCATACTCAACAGCCATAACTACAGAGACTTCTCCCTCAGAGCGCATGTAAGTATCTACATCATAGAAAGACTTACGTATAGCAGGGTCATCCATATAAATAAAAGGTGTTTGGAATAAACTAAAGATGTCTCTACCATCAAAGTCATTTCCTACCTCTTGGCGAAAGACATAGCCAACACTATCTCCATGTATAACAAACTCATCCTCACCTATATAACCACTATCTGCACAGTTGACTGATACACCTACTAACTGACTAAATTCAAACCCTGCACCGCCCTGACCGCTACGCCGAATAGCTCCAATAATACCAAGGGAATCTTGATCAGTAAAGAATAAACGAAACTGCGACTTCTTTTTTAATACTACAGTAGTCATTGTAGCAAGGTCTTCGTTAGCTGTATAATCTTCAAAGATAGACTGAATAGGCTTAGACAGTGTAGCTAATTCAATATCACCAATACGGTCTGTTCCAGTAACAGGTCTAATACCATCAGGTGCTAGAAAAAGTATGTCACCATTAAACTCTGCTACGCTGTCAGGAGCAACACAGCCAAGGTTAGAGGTAACTGTTTGTAATACAAAGTCAGCAATGTTATTACCAACTAAGCGCTTAATGTTATTACGCCCAAAGATGTACATCTCATTACGGAATGTTTTAAGCTGGGTAATCTCAAAGCCTACATTGATAACCCCAGCACCAGAAGCAGGTGTCCAATCAGTTTCATTTATAGGAGCACTAAAGTATAAGTTGTAAGGCTCAGAAGAATCACCAGCTAGAAATAAGTGGTTGTTAAACGCTGCAACTAAACTAGGTGCGCTGGGCGCTTCTCCACCATTAAGCTGTACATAAGTTGTACCATCCCAAGTAGAGGCAGGATTAACACCATCAGCCATAGCAAACTTAGATGCACCCCAGTTAAAACTTTCAAAGCGTACCTTAGATACACCAACCATAGTGGGAGAACCTACGCTAGTAACAGCTTGCCAGCCTTTTACTGTAGGGGTAGACTGTACTGTACCTGTAGCAGTAGATGTGCCACCTGTTATAACATTACCTGTAGCGAATATATTATCAGGCAATTTACCAAAGTTAATTACAAGAGCGTTTGCAGTTTTAGAGATAACTGTTCCTGTAGCAGCTACTCCTGTGTCATCACTTGAGCTAACTACACCTGTTACAGTTTCGCCTACTGTAAAGCCAGAACCCTGCCCTGAAGCTAATGTAACATCGTAGTAGTGATTATACCAGTGTAGGTAGTTATTACCAGATGTAGGCTTACGACAGCCAAAGATGCCTTGGTTAATATTAGCAGATACATGTACGCCTAACACAGGGCTATTAGCTAATCCTGTAAGCTCACCATAAGAGTTTTTATAACCTGATATACGTCTATACCCACCATTCAAGGCAGGTTCATAATTAATAAGACGCAGTGCTGAACCCGCCATCTGACTACCCTGTGTTAAAGGGTCTTGGTTAACCACCAAGCCACCCATACAAGGTGTAGCGAAGGTACGTAGGTTATCAGCCATTACTTAATGCCAGACTGTTTATTGAAATATTTATTAGCTAGTACAGTAGATGTAATATATAAAGGTGAATCAAGAAGTAAGCGGCGCATGTTGTCCATACCCTGTTCAAACTTTTGCTGGTGAAGTGCCGCACTCTGTTCGTTAGCACGAAAGCGCATCAGGTACATAACTGCACCATCCACTACTACAGTGTTAAAACGATCAGGTACAATACATGGGTCACTGTAAATAGTCATATCAGATGGGTAAGACCAGTAGCGATACTCAATCTCATATGTATCATCTGGAAGAGGAGTAACACCAAACTTCATATCTTCTGTCTGGTAAATTGTACTAGGAATACTGTGTGCATTAGTACCGCCTACATCCTCACCTGTACGATGATAACGAAGGTAGTCCTCATAAGTAATAACAGGTAGTTTTTCAGGTGTGTTACTCTTAGAAGATAAGCGCTTAATATAAAACGTATCCCAGTCAACCTTAGAGGCATCAGATGCAAAGTCGTACACACCTGTACCCACAGTCATAGGCTGCGCGTATGTTGTAAGAGTAAAAGGCCATTCTTGTGCGTGTTGTAATATCTCACGTACAGAAGAGTTGATAGCATCCTTAGCTAAAGCCTGTAAGTTACGAGCATCACTAAAGCCTTCACCACCAATGTCAAGCTCAACTTCATTGACACGGCGTAACGCTTGATTAACTAGGTTAACATAAGTAGCCATAGAGATATCCTGAAATTAAATGTGCTGAAGGGCCAGCCTCTTGACAAGACCAGCCCAACAGACTAAGTAGTATTAAGCAGCGTTGTAACGTACTGTTAGCAATGCCTCTGGACGGAGAATCTTCCTACCGTACAGATGCATACCACGCACGATGTCTGCAAATGAGTCGGGATCACGATAGTTCTCGACTTTATTGATCTGCTCTGCAGAAGCAACAGCATCGTCCTGACCACCTACAATAACACCATAGTTAGCGTCTTGTGCAGTTGTACCAGAAGTACCAGCGCCAGTGCCTTTTGCTGGAAGGTTCGTAGACACATAAACACGGAAGCCGTGCAAGTTGTTTAGAACCAAGCCATTCATAAGACCT